AAACTTGTAAAAGAAGAAAATGCAAGAGTTGCTGAGTTAATTGGTGTTAACAAGTCTGCTCGTACAACTACCGTAAAACCTGCAGGGACAACATCTCTTACATTAGGAACGTCTTCAGGTATCCACGCATGGCACAACGATTATTACATCCGTAGAGTCCGTGTAGGTAAGAACGAAGCAATCTACCAATACTTGGCGATGTATCACCCTGAGTTGGTTGAAGATGAATTCTTCCGTCCACACGACACGGCAGTTATTTCTGTTCCACAAAAAGCACCTGTGGGAGCAATCTTGAGAACAGAATCACCATTCCAATTGTTGGACCGTGTTAAGAAAATCACACAAGAATGGGTTAGACCTGGACACAGAACAGGTTCAAATACTCACAACGTATCTGCAACAATCAGTTTGAAACCTGAAGATTGGGAATTGGCTGGTGAGTGGATGTGGGAAAACAGAGACTTTTACAATGGTCTATCAGTATTACCTTATGATGGTGGAAGTTATATTCAAGCACCATTTGAGGATTGTACTGAAGAAGAATATGAAAGATTATTCTCTAAATTACAGTCAATTGACCTATCAAGAGTTGTTGAATTACAAGACAACACAGATTTGAGTGGTGAGTTGGCATGTGCTGGTGGAGCTTGTGAAATTAAATAAAGAAGATATAAAAACATCTAATGAGGGGGAAAGTGAACAACTTTCCCCTTCTTCTTTTTACATTGAAGATGGGAAATATGTCTTCACAAAAGAATTCCATTTGAGTCGTGGTTATTGTTGCGGAAATGGTTGTCGTCATTGTCCGTATTTTCCTGCTCACAAAAAAGGGAATACAACTATATTTATAGACAATGGCTGATGGTAAAACATATGGATTAACGTTTCCCTTTGTAGAATCGTATAATGGTAAGTATTTGGACCTTTCAGATTACCCTGCTGAAGAAATCAGGAGTAATTTGATTCACTTGTTATTAACAAGAAAAGGTACTAGATATTTTTTACCTGATTTTGGAACCGCATTATTGGAATACATTTTTGAACCATTGGATGGTCCAACATTTAAAAATATTGAATCTGAGATTAGAGATTCTGTTGAAAAATTCATGCCTCAGTTACAATTAACAAATATATCTATTACAGCACCAACTGGTGAAGCGGCTGGAGCGACAGTAACAACTGCGGGGAATGTTGTTAATCCTGAATTACAAATGACTAATCAAGATGTAACGGAGTATACAGCCACGGTAAGAGTTGATTATTCTATAACTAATGATGTCTTTAATACAAAAGATTTTATAATACTAAATATTTAACATAAATGGCTCAAAGAAGAATATCATATACTGTAAGGGATTTCCAAGCAATTCGTCAGGAACTTATTAATTATACAAGAACTTATTATCCTGAATTAATTGATAACTTCAATGATGCATCAGTTTTTTCTGTATTTTTAGATTTAAACGCAGCCGTAGCCGACAACTTACATTATCATATTGATAGAAGTATTCAAGAAACAGTTCTTCAATATGCACAACAACGTTCATCAATTTATAATATAGCAAGAACTTACGGATTAAAAATTCCTGGTCAAAGACCATCTGTAGCCTTGGTTGATTTTTCAATTACCGTACCTGCTTTTGGTGATAAAGAAGATGAAAGATATTTGGGTACACTAAGAAGAGGTAGTCAAGTTCAAGGTTCAGGTCAGGTATTTGAAACAATTTATGATATAAATTTTGCATCACCATTTAATGAAGATGGTTTTCCAAATAGATTGAAAATACCAAATTTTGATGCAAACAATAACTTATTAAATTATACTATTACAAAAAGAGAAACTGTTGTTAATGGTATTACAAAGGTATTCAAAAGAGTTATAACTCCAAATGATGTTAGACCATTCTTTGAATTTTTCTTACCTGAAAAAAACGTATTAGGTGTTACATCAATAATTCAAAGAGATGGAACAGCATATTCAAACGTACCTACGGCACAAGAATTTTTAGGGGCTCAAGGTAGATGGTATGAAGTATCGGCTCTTGCTGAAGATAGGGTGTTTATTGAAGACCCAACAAAACCATCTGATGACCCCGGAATTAAAGTTGGAAGATATATTCAAACTCAAGATAGATTTATTACCGAGTATACTCCTGAAGGTTTTATTAAATTAACTTTTGGTGGTGGTACCAACACTGCTGAAGACCAACTTAGAGAGTTTACGGCACTTAACGTACCATTGAAGATTCAGAGATATCAAAACAACTCAATGTCTTTGGGTAATGCGCCACAAGCAAACACAACAATGTTTATTCAATACAGAATTGGTGGTGGTCAAGGTACCAACTTGGGGGTTAATGTTATTAATCAAATTGGTTCAGTGGATTTCTTTGTTAATGGTCCATCAGATATTTTAAACAATTCAGTAATTAATTCTTTGGCGTGTAATAACGTAACGGCAGCCATTGGTGGTGCGGGATATCCTTCAACAGAAGAAGTTAGAAATTATGTAACATTTAACTTTGCGGCTCAAAACAGGGCGGTAACAATAAATGATTATGAAGCCATAATTAGAAACATGCCAGGTCAGTTTGGAGCTCCTGCTAAAGTTTCAATAACTGAAAATAATAATAAAATCAATATTAATGTTTTGTCTTATGATGGTACAGGTAATTTAACATCTGAAGTTTCACAAACCATGAAGAAAAATTTGGCGGAATATTTGTCAAATTATAGAATGATTAACGACTATGTTGCTATTGGAAGCGCTGAAGTTATTGATTTAGGTTTAGACATATCAATAGTGTTGGATGCGGCACAAAATCAGGGTGTTGTTATATCAAATGTTATTGATAGGGTAACAACATTCTTTAGTCCTACTGTAAGAGGTTTGGGTGAGAACATTGTCTTATCTGAATTAAACAGAATTTTACAAGCTGAAAATGGTGTGTTAAGTGTAACTGATATTTCAGTATTTAATAAAGTTGGCGGTCAATACAGTTCAGCACAAACATCAATGCCATATGAAAACGCCGCAACAAAGAAAATTTCTTTAGTTGACAATACAATCTTTGCAGAACCAAATCAAATTTACCAAGTTCGTTTTCCTGCAAAAGATATTACGGTAAGAGTTAAAAATTACCAAACAACAAACTTCTCTTGATAATTTATTTTATTCATTCTTTAACTACTATTATAAAATAGTGTATAAACTATTTATGAAAGAAAGTAAAAGGAATGTCCAAAACTTATAGAATACGTACTGAGGTCGGTGTTGATAGACAAGTTAACATACAATTAGAACAAGACTTTGACCAATTAGAGATTTTATCTTTAAAAGTTAGGGGTGAAGATGTCTACACAAGAATGTGTGCGGACTATGGTGTAATTGTTGGTCGTGTTCTTGCTAATGGTGGATACGGTGTTCCAAATGTAAAAGTTTCAGTTTTTATTCCGATAACTGAAGAGGACCTTACTAATGAAATCATTTATGATTTATATCCTTATCAAAGTATTAACGATGTAAATGTTGATGGTTATAGATATAATCTTTTACCTTACGAACAACAACATACTGGACACGTACCAACAGGAACTTTTCCAAGTAAAAATGATATTTTAACAAACCCAGCCTTAATTGAAGTTTATGACAAGTATTATAAATTCACGGTTAAAACGAACGGTAGTGGTGATTACATGATAATGGGTGTTCCAATTGGAACATATACTGTTGTTATGGATATGGATTTGTCTGACATTGGACCATTTTCATTATCTCCACAAGATTTAATTAGAATGGGAAGGGCAACTGCCGACCAATTTGATGGTGTGAACTTTAAAAGTTCCACTAACCTATTTGAATTACCACAAATTTTAACTTTAAATCAAAGTGTAAACGTACAACCATTTTGGGGTCAACCCGAAATTTGTCAAATTGATATTACAAGAACTGATTTTGATTTAAGACAATCAGGTATTAATATATTGCCAACAGCAATGTTCATGGGTTCTTTAGTAACCAACAGTAAAGATAATGCTTTACCGAAGAACTGTAAACCACCACAAGATTTAGGTAGTCTTTGTTCTTTAGAGACAGGACCTGGTGAGATTATTGGTGTAAGACAAACTATTTTTCAAGATACTGAAGGTAGACCAATATTAGAACAAGCCCAATTTCCACAAGGGGTAAAAACAATTGACAACGATGGAACATGGTTATTAGAAGTTCCAATGAATTTGGACTATGTAACTACGAATGAATTTGGTGAACAAGTTTTAAGTCCTGACCCAAAAATTGGTATTCCGACTAAAGGAAAATATAGATTTAAAATCAAGTATTCACAACCAGCCAACTTTGCAAAAGACGAAGTTAGACGAGCGTATTACTTAGTACCGAATATTAAAGAGTATGGTTGGGATACAGCCGACCCATATAATGACCCTATTTATAGACCTGATAATGATAGTGGATATCAAGAACTATTAGGTTCGTATTACTTTGGATTAGATTGGAGTGGATATACCAATCAACAAGACGCGATTGAATGTAAAGATACATTTTATGAATTTCAATATAATAAGGTATACACGGTATCTCAATTAATAGATGAATATAAAAAAGGTACTAATAGAAAAAAGTTTATTGGTATTAAAGAAATTACTAATACTGAATGTGAAAGTGAGAACAATAGATTTCCCGCAACAGATGGTCTTAGACAAAATTTTAGTATAATACCAACCTTAGTAACATATTTGTTATATGTTTCTTCATTAACAACTTTAGTATTATTACCTGTTGTACATATATTAGCGTTTATATGGCCAGCTATTAGATTATTAATAACAATTGTTTATGGTACTGTGTTATCACTTATTGCTACGATTTGTAGAGCGGTTAATTTGGTGAGTAAAAAAAGTAACCAAATTGAATGTCCTAAACCGGCAAATTTTCAAAACATTTTCAAATCGTTAACTAATCCATTTACTAAGATTACATTACCAAATTTAACATATCCTGAATGTCAGTTTTGTGAATGTAAACAAGAACCTGTACCACAAGACAATGATGAGTTAAGTGCGCTTCAAGAAGCTAGCGCACAAAATTCAATATCGTTAAACGCTGATTTTTTTGTGTATGACAATTGGAATCCAAGCCAATCTGATGTAAACGAACACAGAGAAGTTTTTGCTGGGTCAGGATTTAATACTGAAAGTATTAGGGTTCCAATAAGACAAGTAGATGGTAAAGATTTTGATTTCATAGATAAATTACCTACATGGGAAATCATTAACAAGTTCAATTTAAAATCAAAGTATTTTGATACAGACCCATATGCTGGTTCAAACAGAATTAAAGTTCAAATTGAACCAAAATATAATTCAAATACATTTCACTTTGATAATATTATGGCGGTATTTGTTGACCCAGATACCCAAACTTTTTTTGAATCAGGACAGTTAATTTCATTTCAAGAATTAACAAAATCAACCGACCCAAATACAAGTGGTGCAACAGATACTATAGATACAGGTATTACAGGAACAACAAATGTTGGAAAAAGTGTTACTATGACATTTGCAAATCCAACATCACCAAGTTCATCAAATAGTGTAATATACAATTTCCCTACAGTACCTAATGAAGTTAAATCTTACAAGTTTCCAACTGACATTGAATATTTTCAAGTTATTACTGGTGTAACTTATACTGATTTTGTTAATCAAAATGCCGCTTACGCTCCTGGACCATCAGTTTGTAATTATATTTTTTATACAGTAACAAATAATACAAAAAACCCAATTATCATAAATTATACTGATAATAATGGTAATTCACAATCAATTACTGTAGGTGTTTACATAGATAATGACACTAACACTACGTATGGTGCACAAACATCTTTTTGTGCTTGTGAAAACAGTCTAACATCATCTAGTAGTTTTACAATTGATAATCAAGAATCATGTTCTATTCCACCACAAGCTGGTTCGGTTTTACCAGGAAATTTATTAAGTCAATTAACTCAACAAATTGAATTGTTTAGGAATGATGGAAAGGATGGACATGATTTTTATGACTCATATATTGGACAATGGATTGGTGGTGAAATTAGTTTAATCTTTATGGTTAGAGGTGTTGACCCACACAGTGGACGTAAATCAATCAAATATGATTTATCAAGAATTTTTGGTTACAGTAGTTACGGTAAAAAAGTTATTAGTGGTGATTTTTACATGAACGTACCCGTTCAAGCAGGATTAAAAACTGTTAGAAATAGTGAATTAACAAATAATTTACAAATTAATTCAAATGGTTATTTGTATTTTGAGTCCTTCCAATATACTGCGGGAACTCAATACAAAGCGTATTCGACAATACTACAAACATATTATTCGGCATTAGATTTAACTCAAGTTGACAAATATGAAATTAAAAAATCAAACCCTGATAGTTTGTTAACAAGTGCAATGGTTTATAATGGTGGTAGCGGAGAGTTAGTTGCCAACAGTAGTACCGAAGGGTATGTTCAGGGTGAATATATTGAAGGTGGTTCATTTATATGGGCAGAAAAAGCTAAGGGATTAAGTAAAATTAAAAAAGATAAAAACGGTAATGATAATAATAATACAAGACCGTGGCTTTATTTTGCACCATCTTGGGCTAGATACGCACCAGGAAAAATGGTTGTTTATAGTCAAAAAATGGTCATGAGGTCTGATAGATTACCTGTTGGAACAATCTTTGATGGTAGTGAAAATAATTATTTTGCTTGGCAGGCATCAAACGCTTTACCATATATTTTTGTTGATGATGATGGTACGTCAAACACTCAAACTGTTGTTCCATCATTTGATTTTACTGACCCCACGTCAAATCCTGATATAACTACAGGGGCTACATTTAATGCAATTGCTAATTCATTCACTTGTGGTGGTATGGTTGATTTATCTTGTTATCAAGGTGACGGTGTTAATTTTACGGCTTTACCAGCGACTAATGAGTGTAATAAAAATTTTGGTGGTGAAGTAGTTGTTAAAGGTTGTTATACGTTGGTAAATAAACCATTTGTAACTTTATTACCAATTGGTCAACCTAATAATGATTATGCTTTAATCCTTGAGTGGATTTCAAGACTTAGATTAATGATTGCTGTGTGTCAAGGAACTTTCTCACATACATTTGTCAATTCTTGGGTTAATGGAACTTTATTTGCGTTCCCATTTCAAAACGCTGTAAGATTTAATGCTAAAAATGAACCAATTGAAAGAATTGTTGTTTTAAATAAGGCTTTTTATAATTTTTGTGCCGATACAATTGTGTATGAACCACAATCTAATAATTTCTATTATCGTTCAAGTCCGTGGGATGGTCAAAATTTTATTGGACAATATCCACCATCAGGTCTATTCAACTCACCGGTGAATGATAGAAACTTGTTGTACCCAACTACTATAATGGACTTAGGTCCAAAGTTTATTTGGAGTAAAGATGTTAATAAGAGTCCTGAATATTTTGGATATCAAATGGACAGGTTCAATGCAACTTCTTGGAACAATGTATCTGACTTATTACAATTATTTATAATTTCAAGATTGTCAAACTCTATTTATTTAAAATCTATTGTTGGTAGTGGTGATGCATCTATTCGTGGTTTCTTTAGTAGACCACAATTAAGAGTTGATGGTGATTATGCACAAATGTTACAGATTAACTCACAGTATGGTATTGTACCTTATACTGCTGATAATTACTTTGATGACCCCGCAACAACAACTGATAATGTTGTTTATGTGTCTGTTGATAATCAAAAA